TGATTTCTTTTGCATATCACACAGAACAATAACCCCACCAGTCGGTGCGGGTCGGACAGTCCAGCCATAGGAGATAAAAATGGCACTTACAGAAGAAACAGTACAAGACAAGATTGAAGTAGTTGGTGACTACAAAGCCGTGCAAGTACGCACTGCAACCGTCATCAAGAAAGATGGGGTAGAGATCAGCCGCAACTTTCATCGGCATGTATTGCAATGTTGCACCAAAACTGGCGATAGCTGGGCCGACACAGACATTTCTGGCGAAAGCGCAGAGGTTCAGGGCATCTGCAACGCTGTGTGGAGCGATAGTGTGAAGACAGCGTTTCAAGCTGCGATGGACGCAGCGACACCATAAGGAGCCTATAGATGGCATACATTGGCAAATCACCTGACGGCACTGGCGTCCGCAGTCGCTTTTACTACACGCAAAGCAGCGGCGGTGGCACTAGCGTCAGCGGCTCTAGCGACGACGGCACGACACTCACGTTCTCTGATGGTGCTTACGTCGATGTATTCCTAAACGGAGTCTTGCTGGTTGCTGGCACTGACTACAACACCAGCACCGCAAACACCATTGCTGGCCTAGCTGCCCTGGCTAACGGCGATGTGGTCGAGGTGGTTGTCTATGACATCTTTACGGTGGCTGACACCGTGTCGTCACTGAATGGCGGCACGTTCTCTGGTGCGGTGACTGTGCCACAGCTAAACGCTGACAACCTACGCCTTGACGGCAACACCATTTCGACTATCAGCGGAGACATGACGCTTGATGTTGTTGGCGATGTGATTATCGATGCAGACGGCGCAGATATCCGGCTAAAACATGCTGGTACAGAGTGGGGACGGTTTGTAGACAGCACCAATAACTTTCTGATCCTGAACCCCGTTGCTGACAAAGATATCATCTTCAACGGCATTGACGGCTCAAGCGAAATATCGGCTTTGACGCTTGATATGTCTGCTGGCGGTAACGCAATATTTAGTGGTCAGGTAATGACCAACACTATCGGGCGTTCTGATGACACCAACACCACAATTGACTTTCCGGGTTCTGACGTAATTCAGTTCTTCACTGCGGGTAGCGAAGGTATGCGACTAGCGAATGGGGAGTTGATTGTTGGCGCAACCGCTTTTAGCAGCAGCGCCAATGTCAAGCAAATTACAGCCGGTACTATTGACTGTGCAAGAAATTCAACCGCAGGAATGACTCAAATTACATTTCAAAACCCAAATGGACTAGTCGGGTTTATTTCTACGAGTGGCACAGCAACACAATATTCAACATCATCAGACCATCGCCTCAAAGAAAACGTAGCCGACATGACTGGCGCAATCGCAAGGGTCAAGCAGCTAGCACCCAAGCGGTTTAACTTTATTGCAGACGCTGACACAACGGTGGACGGCTTTCTTGCTCATGAGGCGCAAACTGTTGTGCCGGAGGCTGTAACAGGCACACACGATGAAGTGGAGACGTGGACACAGCAACAGATTGATGACGGCGATGCACCGGACGGCACATCTGCTGGTGACAACAAGCTGGACGGCGACGGCAACACTATTCCTGTGATGCAGGGAATTGATCAATCAAAATTGGTTCCTCTGTTGACTGGCGCACTGCAAGAGGCCATCGCCAAGATTGAGACACTCGAAACCAAGGTCGCAGCATTGGAGTCAGGATCATGAGCAGAGCAAGAGATTTCGCAGACTTGGCCGGATCAGCAGATGCCGGTGGTCTGACAGGCAGGAGCAAGACATGAGCAACGCAAGAAACCTCGCAAATCTCCTTGGCACTGGCTCGACGATAGCCACGGCTAAGATCGCCGACGATGCTATCACTGCGGCCAAGATTGCCACAGATGCTGTTGTGGCTGATGGTTTGAAATCAGATGCAATTCAGCACGGTGATTTGCCTACTGGTGCTATCTTGCAGGTGGTATCTTCCACCAAAACTGGAGTCTCTAACTTTTCTACCAGCAGCTTTAGCGATGTTAGTGATTTGAATGTGTCTATTACGCCGTCATCGACCAGCAATAAAGTTCTTGTTATCTGTCACCTGTCTTGTGGCGCAGAAAGCGGATTCAGATTTGCTGCTCGATTGGTGCGTGGGTCGAGTGACATATTAAATGGTGACTCCGCAGGAAGCAGGAGCAGGGCTTCTGTGTCTCACTCTGGGAGTGGTGGCAATGCTGTGGATGAAACATTTTGCATAAGCCACCTAGATAGTCCTTCAACAACCAGCGCAACGACATATAAAATAACTGTAGCTGCTGAACAAAGTGGTGGCCTGTCAGTTAACAAAGGCCATCTGAATACAGATAACAACACAATTTACCGTGTGACTTCTGCAATTACGGCCATTGAGGTAGCGGGGTAGTCATGTCAGTTACAGCATTTGAAGCAACAAAAGCACTGGGGATAAGTGAGTTTATACTCGACGGCGACCCTTCTAATGAAGCTGAATTTAATTCTATGTTTATCAAGGTGACAGGAGAAGATGCAGATGGCTTTGCAACCACTAGCACCAACCCATCTGACTTTGGCGTAACATGGTCACAAGTTTCTGCCAAGATGACAGAATTGCAAAACGCAGAACCTATGCGTTTGCTGCGTGAAGAACGTAACCGCAAGATTGCTGAGACTGACTGGTGGGCTGGTTCTGACCACACCATGACCCAAGCCCAGACAGATTATCGTCAGGCTTTGCGTGACATCACCGACAATGCCACCAGCCTCGATGATGTGACCTGGCCGACTAAACCATGAGCAAGCCCACCGTCACCTCAGTCAAAGCTGAACTGGACACCCATGAGGCGGTCTGCGCTGAGCGTTGGAAGGAAACCATCCTGCGTATTAAGCGCATTGAAGCCATCATGATCGGCACTGCTGGCACAACAATCCTATTACTTGTAGGGATTATAGTTAATGGATGATCCATGTGTTCTTGCTGTTTGTGTATGTAGGTGTTGGTGAGGATAAGCGGCTCACTAGCAATGATATGTATTTCCGCAGCGTTGATGACTGCGTGTACTTTGCCCAGAGACTGCACAAACAAGGCAACAACATCACTGCTTATTGTCTGCCAAAGCTGGTAGATAAAGATGTAAGGACATACTGATGCTTGCCGAACTTGCCGCAGCTAATGCCGCCTTTGCAGTTATTAAACAAGCTGTTTCTAATGGCAAGGAAATAGCCGCTGCCGGAAGTGCGATTGCTTCTTTTGTTGGTGCGAAAGAAAAGCTAGAACGCAAAGCCCAGCAGAAGGGCGGCGGCTCTGATCTTGAAGAGTTTCTGGCACTAGAAAAAATCAAAGAACAAGAAAAGCAACTTAAAGAGTTGATGATCTACACAGGCCGTCCCGGTATGTGGAATGACTGGCAGCGTTTCCAAGCAAAAGCTAGAGTGGCAAGGCGTGAAGCCGAGGTTGCGGCCGCAAGAAAGCGCAAGAAAATTATTGAAGGCACTATAATTGCTTTCTTTATTTTACTTATTCTCGGAATACTTGGGTGTATTGTGGCTTTGATTTTGCATCATCAAGGGAGAATATGATGGAAGTAACTATGGAGCGATTTTTGGCGTGGAAGATCCTGCCAAGGCTTATGATGTTTATTATGACGTTCATGTATATTAGAGTCATTGAATGGGGAATGAGCCTTGATGATTTGTCTACGCAGCAAAGCGCAATGATTAGCGTGGTCAGTGGCGCTATGACCGGCGCTTTTGCGGTGTGGCTTGGGAGTGAAAAGAAATGATTCAAGCGCTGATTCCAATAGTAGGTGAACTAGCTGGTGGGTGGCTAAAGGGCAAGGCTGCTGAGAAGGCAGCACAAAGCCAAGTAAAGGTTGCACGAGCCGAGGCCGAAGCCGAAGTTATGCGCGTTGCTGCTACGCATGAGGCGGGGTGGGAGCGTGTTATGGCCGAAGCCAGCAAGGATAGCTGGAAGGACGAGGCATGGACTATATTATTTATAGTGATCATTGCGATGTGTTTCATACCGCCGTTGCAGCCATATGTGGAGCGTGGCTTCACTGCGCTAGAGTCAACACCACAGTGGTTCCAGTGGGCAATGTACGCATCGATAGCGGCCAGCTTTGGACTCCGTGGTATCAAGGGGATCAAGAAGTGAACGTAGAAAAACTAATTAATGACTTGGAAGTGGATGAGGGTTGTAAGTTTGAAATCTACAACGACCATCTAGGATACCCAACATTCGGAATCGGCCATCTGATTACTGAAGATGATCCAGAACACGGCCAGCCTCTCGGCACCCCGATTTCTGGGGATCGGGTGCGAGAGGCTTTCGAGAAAGATGTAGACCGTGTGCGTATGGATTGCTTGAAGCTGTATCCAAACTTCACCAGCCTTCCTGATGACGCACAATTAATTATAGCAAACATGATGTTTAATATGGGTCTGCCGCGTTTGTCTCAGTTTAAAAAGATGAAGGCGGCTGTAGATGCTGGTGATTGGGAAGAGGCTGCTAACCAGATGGAGCAGAGCCGCTGGTATCGTCAAGTGACGAATAGGGCGGAACGATTGATTGAGCGGATGCGCCTCCTCGCTGTTCCTGTGTAAGCATCTCAATAGCTGCCTGTTGAAACCGAGCAGCCATGTGCATCATTTGGATTGGTGTCTGTGGCAGGGTGTGCAGCTTGCCGTCCACACTTACAATGATGCCGTCATTTCTAGGTACAATAATCATTGTTGTCTCCATAAGAAAGGCGGACAAGCCGAAGCCTGTCCGCCAGTTTGCTAGGAGGATCGGAGAACCAAAACCGACCTGCTAGAAAGGTATATCATCATCGTCCTCTTGTGAAGTAGCTTCTTGCTGTGGCTCTGGTTCTTGCTGCTGTTTTTGTTTCTCACTTACTTTTAGTGACATGAACTTGCGTCCGTCTTTTTCGCCACGCCAACCAGCAATGCGCCAGTCTTGATGCAAGCCGTCGAGTGGGCCTGAGTAGTCTGGCGCTTTGTCGTTGCCGTTCTTGTCGTTGCTGAACAGGACACCAATCTTTTGGAAGATCTCAAGGCGCTTCTCGCCTGTGTTTGTTTCGGCAGTGACAATGACAACCTGCATGTCTTCGCCCATCACGTTCAGCTTGCCGTTCAGCAGCAGACGTTGTTCGGGCCAAGGCTTGCCAGCGATGCCAGAGTTTCTGTTGTCGTATTCAGCCATTGAGCATTGCTCCCTTGTTGTGTGGATTGTAAATTTTGTATTCGGTTGGTGCGCGTCCGCGCGTTATTACAGTTAGTCCTGCCTTGCGTATGTTCTTGAGGTAGGTTCTTACTGACTCTCTGGTGTAACCAAACTTGGCTACGATATCGTCAACTGTTCTGTATCTTGTAAGCATGTACTTAGCCATGCCCGGTGGATACCAGTCTGATCTGCGTTGTCTGATATCTGATACAGGCTTGTGAACTACAACTGATGGCTCCTGTTTTGGAACTGTCATGCCACGCAGAACAAGTAGATCTTCAATCATCTTGTCAATACGAGCGAGTCGATACTCGATCTTGTCGAGTCGTTTGTTGATTCCTAGCATTACCATGCCTCCTCTGTTGGCTTGTCGCTCTTCTTGGCGACTTTGGTTACTTTGGGTGTAGATACGCTGGCTGCATTGCCATCGTCATCCTCTGACGGAAGACCAAAGGCTGCTTGCAAGCCGTAACGCTTGGCGTATGTGATGCCACTGCCCATCTTCTGCGGGTCTGTGTTATCTTTGGTCAGTACAGGTGTGCGACCAGTGACACATTCACCAGACTCGTGCATCAGTATTGTGGTTACAAAAATGTGATGCTCATCGAAGTCAACAAGCTGGACAAATGTCAGCCCAACCTTGCCAGCTTCTGCGCGGACAGTCTCAATGACTTCCTCTAGGCTGGCATACTTGGACTTGAAGAAGGGATTGGCTGCTCCCTTCTTGGCTGCTGCTCCACTGTCGTGGAACTTAATCAGCGCTGTTGCAAGGTTCTTAGTCGTCATAGTGGTTCTCCTTTACTGCGATACGAAGTGATCCGCGCTTGTCGCGCTTGATGGTGAGGAGATCGCAGTACACCTCTCGCTCATCATCACCTACCATTGCCTTGAGATCGGCTTTGGCAGATTCGAATAGTTGTGCATTCTCCTGCTGTTCGATGTAGTCATGGCACCGGCTGATGAACTCGTTGTCACCAGACGCATCACGTTTGACCATATCATTAACAGGGATCTTGTCTTGGTTGGTCGAGGCAACGTGATTGCCATACACCTCGTCAGCTTCTGCTGGTGGTGTGTCATCTACAACAAGCTGCCAGAATGTTCTGAGATGCACACGCATCCGCTCGACGTAATCATCAGCACGAGATACACGCACCGACTCCCAGCGTCTGTTGCCAAACAAGACTGACAGATAACAATCTGTGTAGTTGCCAATCCACATATAGAACTGGATCTGTGGCATGTACTGCTTGAGTACATTGTCGATGGTGTTGTTGTCGTAGGTGTGTTTACATTCGATTGGTGTGACGCCTTCGACAAGACCATCAAGATGTCCTTTGCATGGCACACCGTCTACATCTAGCTTGACTTCATGCTGAGCAGACTTAAATCCTGTAGATACAGATTTGCCTGTTTGCTCCTGAAACCAGTTGATGTTGAACTGTTCGGTGAATGTGCCAAGCTGTACTGGCAATACACCTGATAGATCGTCAGGCTCTTTGCGTCCTGTCTTCTCTTCCCAGAGTGATATCCAGTCACCTTGCATGATGCGGCGCATGTCGCTGCCGCCGATAAATCCTATGCGGTTCATTTGGTTCTCCTTTGCATAGATAGTTTACTGCGAACTTGCAGTTAGTGCAACCTTCTTGGCTGTCAGTGCCTCCATTAGCTTGCGACGTTTCTCAACACGCCACTCAATGTGTTTGTGGAACTCGGCGTATGCCGGCCAGAAGGTGCACGACTCCTCGACCTTCTGGACGGCATACAGCACGATGTCCGCAGGATATTTTATTAACTGAGCAGTGAGTGACTTGATCCTGATCGCTTGATCTTTGGCAGTTTCTCCTGCTGGCTTTACTACAAGCGTTGCCAGCATGGTTAGCTGCTCACCTATCTGTTTGTCAGGAAGGGGCGTCAGTGAGGCTTGTACGGCGTTTAACGCACGGTCTAGTGATGCCTCGTCGGTCACATGCACATCGTAGCGTAGCAATGTGATTTGAACATCGCCATCACGAGGGAATCGTGTGCGTTCTAC